GCTCGGTCTCTGCCGGTTCTGGAGGGTCTTCCCCCATCACGGTCTCGATCCAGATCAGCGGCGACGGAAACTCTCAGGTAAGCAGCAATACCTCCGGCATGGAGCAGTTCGGCGCCGAGATCGGGCGATTTGTCGAGGCTCGCTACAAGCAGCTGGAAGCGAAGTCGCTAGGCCCGCAAGGGAATATCCGCAAAGCCATCAATGGGAGGGCGTAATGGCTGACACATTCACCTGGCGCCCTGACAAATCGGCGCCGGGCACATTTACTCAGCGCATCCGTTCCGCCCAGTTCGGTCAAGGCTACAAGCAGCGGGCGGCGGACGGGATCAATAATGAAACCCAGTCATGGAACTTGACGTTTACCGGCGAGAAGGCACGGATCGCCGCGATTCTGGCGTTCCTTCGGGCCCAGAAGGGGTACAAGGCCTTCATCTGGGCAACGCCGTTCGACGGCCCCCTTTACTTCACTTGTGACAGCTTTGCCCCGACGGATCTGGGCGGCAACGCATGGTCGCTCACTGCCACCTTTGAACAGACTTACCAGGTGACCTGATGGCCGAGAGCATTTACGAAGATGTCCAGAAGCTTGAGGCAGGGCAGTACGTTGAGCTGTTCGAGTTGGACCTCAGCGCGATCGCTGGCGACATCTACTACTTCCACGGCTACACCAAGCTTGGTGGCATCACTTGGCAGGGCGTGGAGTACTCGCCCTGGCCTATCAAGGTAGATGGCATGGGCATGACCGGGGAGGGGCAGCAAAGCAACCCGACACTGGCCGTAGGCAATGTCACCGGATTCATCACGGCTCTGTGTGCTACGTATCAGGATTTGATCGACGCGAAGGTTGTTCGCCACCGGACGCTGGGGCGCTACCTCGATGCCGTCAACTTCCCGGGTGGAAACCCTGAAGCGAATCCGGAGGAGCATTTCACGGATGACATCTACACCATCGACCAGAAGCAAGCAGCGGACGCGTCGAACGCGACCTTCATTCTCAAGTCTCCGCTGATCGCCACCGATCGGAAGCTGCCAGGGCGCCAGATCGTTGCAAACTGCTGCCAGTGGTTGGTGATAGGCGGGTACCGGGGTGCCTACTGCGGCTACACCGGTTCGGCATATTTCACCGACAAGGACGTACCGACCGACGATCCTGCCAAAGATATGTGCTCCGGCACCCTCCTTGGCTGCAAGCTGCGCTTCGGCGCGAACAACCCATTGCGCTATGGCTCATACCCGAGCGCTGGATATTGAGGTGTTGAATGAGGCTCTCGAAAGACACCGTTAAAGCAATCTATGACCACGCGAGAGCGTCGTGCCCCCAAGAGTGTTGCGGATTGATCATTCGGTCCGGTCGGTCGAACAAATATGTGCCGGTCTCAAACTCCGCCGAGAAGCCGGAAGATGATTTCAAAATCAGTGCTGAATCTTGGGTGCTTGCCGAAGATCAGGGCGAGATCATCGCCATCGTGCACAGCCATCCCGGACAGTCGGCGCGGCTCAGCCATGCAGATCGAGTATCGATGGAAGGTACTGGGCTGCCTTGGATGATCATTGAGGTCCGCGAAGGGGTACCGGTCAGCCATTTGATACATGAGCCGAGTGGATATCGGGCGCCACTGATAGGGCGCCCATTCAGGCATGGGGTTCTCGACTGCTACTCATTGGTGCGCGATTACTACCGGCGCGAGCTGGGCATCACGTTACCGGAGTACGACCGCGAAGATGGATGGTGGAACGAAGGGAAGGACCTTTACACCGACAACTTCGAAGGTGCTGGGTTCGTCCAGGTAGGGCCGGCAGACCTGCATCAAGGTGATTTGATCCTGATGCAGGTTCGCTCGCCGGTCCCGAATCACGCAGGAATCTTTCTTGCAGATGGCATGCTCAAGACCGAGCCTGATCATCATCCAGTTCCCGGATCCATCCTGCACCACCTTTACGGCCGTGACTCTAAGCGAGATGTCTACGGCGGGTACTGGACCGAAGCAACACGCCTGATCCTCAGGCATAAAGACGCGAAACAGTGAGCGGCGATGCCGCAGGAGCAATCAATGAATCAGCCTTTTGAATTAACAGAAGAAGGAGGAGTGCGCATCAGCGGTGCTAGCGCCATTGACGCTGAGGTGCATGCCAAGTCAAGCCGTGACGAATTGCTTGAAATTCGCCTGCAGCGCATAGAGGCGGCGCTCGGCTTCAGTGAAAACCCTGAGCAAAATGACGCGATCAGGGCTGTCATAGCGAGCCTCTGATTAGGAGATCGCAGCCTTTACTTCCTTGGCCGTCTTGAGCGCTAGCTCGATAGGCGCCTTGTAGTTCTTTTGGACTTCGGCGCTAGCGTTGGCGAACGGACCAGGATGTAGAGCTGCTTCCAACGCCTGGATGACGACGTTACTGTCCTTTCCGGCTAGTTTTTGCACTGCCTGTGTCAGTGCAGTCAGAGCCGCTAACGTACCCAGCCCAACCGGCGAGCTGAGTCCTTCCAAAGGGTTCAGTTTTCCATCAGTTGACATTTTGACCTCCTAGGTCACATTGCCCCGGTCCATGGGCTTGCAGGCAACGGACCGAGGCGGTTCGTTGGAGGCGCAACGCTACTACGGCGTGATTCTGTGCGGTACTGATCGTTTGTCCACCGCTGGATGGGTAGACAGGGAGGGCGCTTCTATAGATGTCGGTAAAGCGTGTCAAGACTAATTTGACAGTATCTCTTGACTTCGGCAGACTCCCGCCTCATTTTTGAATAACGAATCAACGAAATCAGGAGGCCGTATGGAGTACCGAACTGCAAACGACGTCCTTGACGCTCACTGGGATGGTGGCTTGCCCGTTGACCCTGAAGCCATCGCAAAGGCTATGGGGATCGAGGTTTGTGTTGTGACGCCATTTGACGATGACTACACAAACGAGAGTGGGCATTATCAGCGTAGACCTGGCGAACGCCCTCTCATTACCTACAACTTTGGCGAGGCACCTGTTCGTCAGCGTTTCACAATTGCACATGAGATCGGTCACCACGTTCATGGCGATTTGGATGCTCCACGCGACACTTCCGAGCAATTCAGTGCAAAATCTCGCGATCCGAGAGAAATCGCAGCGAACCGGTTTGCCGCTGCATTGCTGATGCCTGCTGCGGTTTTAAAGCAAGCGGTTTATGGCGATGGAACTACCGACCTGAGAGATCTGGCCAAGAAATTTGGAGTCTCTACCGCGGCAATGGAATTCCGTCTGAAAGCGTTAGGGCTTTTATGACGGAGGACGATATCAATAATTTAGCCGACGGTGACGCTAGGGACTTTAGTCTTGCTCGCCGTACGTTGGATGCAGAGAAATGGCGTTCGGACTGGCAACGGATAATCACTATTCTTGCTTCTGTGGTGATCGTGGTTTTCTACGCTGCTTTGCTGGGCTTCGTCTTTTTTGGCAATGGTCGGATGACGTTCGGCGAGCACTACTGGTTCGTTTCATTTCGACCGCATACCACGGCCGATATTCCAATTGTGGTGTCGCTGGCCGCTGTGCCAACGTTGCTTCTGATTGCCTTGCTTCGATATTTCAACCATCGGCCTAAGGAAACGGAGGACGAACTTACGCCGAGCGGCTCGGCCAGTCTCGATCTGGCTAAAGAGCTACTCAAGACAGCGGTTGATCTGATCAAGTCGAAGTAGCCCAGCCTCGAGCCGGGCTTTTTGATTCAAGCGGGCATCTCTTGCGCCGATAGCCTAGAACTGCATTCCGCAGTGCAAGGAGGCGTCATGAAGAAAATAGCAATTGCAGGCCTGGTAGCTTTGTTGTCGATCGTTTCGTTGTCAGCGTCAGCCTGCCCCAAAGGCACGCATCCAACAGGCGGAACAGGGTCGCATCACAAGGGCGGCACCTGCGTCTGATAAGGAGCCCAGCCAAGTGCTGGGCTTTTTGCATCCGAGCATTACGGCAACTGGTCGATCCTAACGAAGACCGCGACGCGACGGTTTCACCTTCGCACGCAATTTAAGCAAATCGTCGACCTGCGAGGAGGCTCGCAGCCATGCGATCTCAAAGCCTAATGCAGGGATCGCAGCGAATATACCTACCACAAAGGCCGCGCGCGTCGATCCCATCCTTGGTGGCAACATCAAAAGCATAATTATGGTTGCGATGCCGACTACCATGAAGAGGGTCAACATGGCGTAGCTGAAGGCAATGCGTCTGTGTATGGCGACGCTGTCAAATCTGAGAGCCCCGGCCCTTTTGAGGCGCTTCAGTTTTAAGGACTTGTAAGTTCGGTGAATTCGTCCTCGCGTTTGGCTCATCAGCGCCCGTAAGACTACTGTCGCCCTTCGATAAAGTGATGGAAGGGCGGCGGCCAGCAAAATCCCCATAAGGGTCGAGACTACGTTACTGAGCCACCATTGAGGGTTAGCTGCCCATTCTTCCATGAAATGACCTTACTGCTGGTTTAGGGGATGAGGTAAAGGCCCAGGCTGGCTGGGTTACTCTAGGGTCGCTGCATATCGCGGATCTAGCATCTCAAGCACCATCTGATCATGTTCTTTTCGCGTCGCCCTGTAGAACATGCATCGATTTAGCAGCAGGGTTTTCATGCAGCGAGCGGAGGCGAGATGCTTTGGCTCAGCAGAGATCGTCACGGTCCTGTGGCTGCTCGTGTCCGTCACTTCCAAGTGATAACGCCCAATCAGGCCGTCGTCCCGCTTGGTGTGACTGAGGAGTTTGAAGGTGATGAGCATTTATTTCCGCTCGTAGCTTTTCACGATGTTTCCGTGCTCATCGGCTGTGATTGCGTGTTCGCCTGTCTTCTCGTCGTAGAGGCGCTCGATTTTCCTAATACCATCTTCAGCGTTTGCGAGAAGAAATCTGAGCTGACTCAGCGCTAGTACGATGCTCTGGTCGGCAGGCTCGACAGAGTTCTCTTTTGCCCAAGCTTCGTATGACTCTTGGTCGAGGATCGCTTGGTCGTGAGCATAAGACTCCTCAAGCCGAGCAATGATTTCAGCATTGAGACTTCGCTTCGCATGCTTGGCAGATGCTTCAAGCATTTCCCGTAGGTCGGCCGTCATGCGCAGGGAATATGGAGGAAGTACGTGCCGGTCTGACATGGGTATCCACGATTTGATGATATGAAATGATATTTTGTCCATGACGGCAAAAAGATTCAAGAATCCACTTGACGGCACTGTGTGGTGAGATCAGTATTTAGTGACTGCATTATGAATCCACATGCGGAGCGGAAACGATGACGGATAGGCACCAAACCCCACCCTATAGCCTTCGAATTGCCGAGGGACTTAAGGAGAAAGCTCGTGACCAGGCTCATGCAAATCGTCGCAGCTTGAATGCAGAATTCGGGCTGCTCATTGAGGAGGGCCTGAAATGGCGGGAAATGCAGCAAAGCAAGCAGGCCGTGGCCTGAAAACGAAGAAGCCCCAGTGCGGGAACACTGGGGCTTCGGGAAACGAGATCAACTTCGGAGAAGAAATCGTCATGAACGATGTTAGCACAGTAGTAGACATGCGCAAATTTGTGGAGGCCCGCAACGGCGAGGCTTTCACTAGCTCACAAAATGTTGCTGCGGCGTTTGGCAAGCTGCACAAAGATGTGCTGCGCAAGATCGACGGTCTGGAGTGCTCGACGGAATTCACTGAGCGCAATTTTACGCTCAGTGCCTATGTCGACGGCTCAGGTCGCAGTCTACCTCAGTGGGATATGACCAAAGACGGCTTCATGTTTTTGGTCATGGGCTTCACCGGCAAGAAGTCGGCAGCGACCAAGGAAGCGTACATCGCTGCGTTCAACTGGATGGCGGATCAGCTTGGTTTGTCGAGCGAGACGCTCGTGGCGAAAGCGGTGAACGAAGCTCTCGGTGCAGAAGGCGCGCGCACGATCAGAAATGTCATCCGCTGCCGCATAGCCTCGCTCCCCACCAAGAACCAGCGCAGCGCTAAAATGAAGATGTCGTCGGCGCTGCACGCTCGCTTTAGTGTCCCGCGAATTGAGCTGATCCCTGCCGATCAATTGGATGCGGCCTGCAACTTCGTCGCAAGCTATGGTATTGAAGGCGAATACATCCAGCGCCAAGCGCACCTGCTTCCGGAGAAACTGGGTCAGGACGAACGCTACTTGGTCAGCGCCGACCCCCTCGGCAACAAACAAGTGATGCCAGTCCCGATGGACGCCTACGTGCTGAATCGCCGTGAGTTCATGAAGTCGATGCTAGTGGATGAAGACATGCCGGTCTCGACTGAAGAAATGTTCCAGTTCGTGGTCTGGGCGACTGAGAACCTGCGTCGTCGCTCGTTGTACCAGGCTTCGCGGAGGGCAGCGGCATGAATTCCGCAATCATCCCTTTTCATTACGAAGGTCAGGCCGTCCGCTTTAACAGTGACGGCTGGATCAATGTCACCGATGTTGCAAAGCGCTTCAATAAGAAGCCGGCGGAGTGGCTGCGCCTCCCCGAAACCATTAAGTACATGGATGCCTTGGCACGACATCTAAATGTGGGGGAATCCCACCTTTTAGTGCAAACGAGCAAGGGAAGGGCGGGTGGGACTTGGCTGCATCCAAAAATGGCAGTCGGATTCGCTCGCTGGCTCAATGTCGATTTCGCTGTATGGGCGGACCTACATATCGACGCACTTCTACGCGGCGAGCTAAACGAGAAACAGCAATTCGATCGCGCCTGCAGGATGTACAGCGAAGCGAAAGACATCGCGAGCTTGGGAGGACGCGAACTCGCCAAGTGGAAAACGAAGAAGCCCGGACTTGAGCACCAAGTCGACTATTGGCGCGATCAGTTGCAGATGACTCTCGGCCTCGACGCAGCCTAACTCGAAGATCAACGAAGCACCCCGCCTAGGCGGGGCTTTCGTGCTGGCGTTTCGTATGTCTCATTGCTGGTGGTAGAGTTCGCGCAAACCACAATGAGGGATCATCATGCGAATTTTGATAGGGGCGCTGGCAGTTGTCCTGATTGCTGGGTGCGTGTCCCCGACGATCAGCCAAATGCGAGAAAAGGGCCCGGCGGCAACTTATACGTCGGCGAAGTCAGAAGGCGATTTGTCTAAATGCGTGCTCTTTGCCTGGCAAGATACCAGCCTTGCCGGGAGTGCGCCGGCGGTGAGCATTCAACCTGGCCGGGATGGCGGGACTACAGTGACCACAGGAGGCAACGAATATTTCGTTGACCTGAAAAGCGTTGGTTCAAAAACCTCAGCTCGGTATTACGAGGTGGGCGACACATGGATATCACGAAAGCTTCAGCCCGAGTTAAAGAGTTGCTTGTGAGAAGCTGACCGACAAACACAAACCCGCTACGGCGGGTTTTTTTATGGGTGGGAAAAATGGCTGAACGACTTCGGACCGTTAGGCTTTACGGGAAACTTGGTGCCAGATTCGGCCGCGTACACCGGATCGCGGTCAGTTCAGCAGCAGAGGCTATTCGCGCACTTGGCGTTCTGCACAAGGGCTTCAACGAATTCTTGTTAACTTCCAAAGATATGGGTCTGGATTTCGCAGTTTTCTATGGGCGCCGAAACTTGAGTCAAGGCGAATTACGAGATCCGCCCAGCCACAACGACATTCGTATAGCTCCAGTAGTGCAAGGGAGCAAGAGCGGCGGGGGGCTGCAAACTGTCATCGGCGTCGTACTGATCGCCGTAGCAAGTTATTTCTCAGGTGGCCTGGCTGCAGGAGGTGCCACCTTGTACGGCTCTGCGGCGGGGGCTGCGGCTTGGACGGTAGTGGGCGCAGTCGGCTTTTCTCTCGCCATCGGCGGCATTGCCCAAATGATCACGGGCACCCAAACAGGCATCGACAGCAGCGAAGCTGCGGATAACCAGCCGAGCTACAACTTCTCAGGCATCAAGAACACCGTCACCCAAGGCAACCCGGTACCGCTGTGCTACGGCGAGATGACCGTGGGTTCCGCCATGATTTCACTGGGAATCGTCGCCGAAGACGAACAGTAAGGGCTTTCCAATGACCGACACCATCGTTCGCG